TTGAACTCGGTGGCTAGCAACTCAGCCTTTTCCATATCGACACGAGCTACGGCCAGTTCACTAGCCAAGCCTCTGTTGAACGCCATCAGTGCTACGTTCTGCCTAGCCATATAGGGACACCTTGCTGCCACGGTTCAACGTGGCGCTGCGACTTCCTCGAGAGCTCACCCAGCCACCCTGCGGCATGAACTGCGTCGCGCCTTGGATAGCATCCTTGGAGCGCGCATCCGTCAGGAGGCGGCGAGCTGTCTTTTCGATGGCCAGCTTATCGTTGCCACTTTGCTTCAGCCGATTGCTCGCGGACGCAGCCAGATACGCGGCTACGAACTTCGAGAAGGTCTCGGGCCATCTCGACATATCGAAGCCATACGCCGCGTCTTTGGAGACGTAGGAAATGTACACCTCTTGCGTGTCCGCGAACCACATGCCTGCCTCTTCCGTGTAGTTCAACAGCGGTGCTTGCAGGTGCTCGTCGCTGCACAGCTTGGTGATTTTCACGAAGTCAGTGGGCTTCTCGAAGGCGTACTGAAAGCCGAACGATGGCGTAATCGCGGGGTTGTATACGAGCTTGGCTACGCGCAAAGCGAACTTCCAAGAGCCTTGCTCTAAGCAGTATTCGCGCGCCCCACCGTCCCAGATGTCATCCAGAACACGGCGGGGCTCACGGTCTTCAGCCAGCGAGGCCAAGCGACGCTCGCCGAGGTGCTCGACGAGTGCTGCGTTGTAGAGTTGCAGTTGCGTCGTGGCCATAGGGCCTCCCTTATACTAGGTCTTTCCGATTGTCCTCGAGCCACTTATCTGCGGTCTCGCGGTCGTCCATGCCTTCTTTCACGTAGACGCCATCTTTGCGGATGACGGACCACTTATGCTTGGGGCCCTTGAACTCGACGCGGAATGGCGCTTCGTTTTTCTTTGGGGCGTCCTTGGCTGGCGCAGCTTCGTGGAATACGGCTTTGTGGATGACATGCAGCTTGAGGTGGATGTTTGATGCCGCGACGACGAGTGCGGTGAAGAACCAGTTACCGTCCTCGGGGAATACTTCAACGATGTCCCCGACTTTTGCCTTGGGGGCTACGTGCGCCCAGAAGTCCGGTTGCAACGCCTCATCAATAGTGGTCCCAGCTTCTGGAACCGCGCGTAGGGTTTGGCGGTTGTAATCTGCACCACGGATACGGTCTGGAATCAATTTTGGCATCTGTACTACTCCTCGTTAAAAGAAAAGAGGCTTCAAGTTTACCCTGAAGCCCCTTGACTTGCAACTTTTACACCTTAGTCAGTGTTGGTGCCGGAACCGATGACGACGCCATCGCTCAGGTTGACTGCGCCCGGAGCGGTTGCGCTGACGGACACTACGCGGTGCGAAGTGACTACGCCAGTGCCGGAGTCTTGGTGATTCACCAAGTCGCCGGCTTTCATGCCCAAGTCGCCGCCGTTGGTAATGAAGCCAGAGGTATCGACAGCGGCAGTTGCGTCAGCAGACGAGTGGTACCAGACTTGACCTGCGGCGCCCAAAGGTGCCTCAGTGGTCAGTACAGGGGGTTGAGATGTAGAATAAGCCATGTTGCTCTCCTTATTGGTTTTTCAGAAGGCCGGGTCGCCCCGGCCTACTCGATTACTGCGCTGCGTAAGCAGAGCCATCGTGGTTCAAAACGACCACGCCACTGTTTTGCAGCAGCTTGGAACCCATGAACACCGAGGTGCGGCAGAAGCTGTAGTCGTCCTCGTCATCGTACCCGACGGTGGTGCTGATGCCGCCGGTGTTGATTGCGTGGCCGATTGCGTCCTTGTGGTACAGGAAGCACTTCTCAGCACTGGTGCCTTTGCCCGGCAGGTTCGGGTGAACAATCCAGTTCACACCAGCCCAACGGAACATAGTCAGGTTGCCCTCGAAAGGCTTGTTGGTCACGTAGTCAACGGACGCGAACTCCTTGAGTTGCATCAGGTAAGCGTAGAACGCTGGAGTGATGAGGCCAGAGACGTTGCCGTCCAAAGGTACGCTGTTGTTGCCCAAGATGGTCACACCGTACATTGCCAAAGACAAGGTAGCAGTCTGCGCAGCGCCAGTGTCTTGAGTGGCAGTGTTCAACTGAGTGATGATGTCTTGGTCAATCTTACGGTTTACGACGGCCATTGATGTCTCTTGCATGATGCGACGGCCATCACCTTGCGATGCGAAGATGTTGAAGCCGGTGCGGATTGGCTTGTCGTGCCATTCTTGCAATGCGCATGTGTTCTGTGTCAGGTTGTCGGCGCGACCGGGGATGAGACCGTTCAAGCCGCGTGTGACGGCATTGGCGGAACCAGAGTCGGCTACCAAGAAGACAGCAGAGTTGCCCTTGATTTCTGTTTCGGTTGTTACTGTGTTGCGCAGAAGAGATTGACGCTGTTCAAAGCCAGCGATGAACTCTTGACGATACTGCGTCTGAAAGGCGGAATCAGCCATGATGTACTCCCATTTAGTTGAAGACAAAAAAAGTTCTTTATCCGCAGCTCGGGGTGTCCATCTAGCTGTTGCCCTCGGGTGTCCTTGCGGGTCTCGGGCGGGGCCAATGGGGCCTTACGTGTCGGCGCCTAGTAGTGACTGCGGCTTTCTGGTTGACCGGTTGGTCGCACTCTATCTAGGACTTTCGCGTAAAGCTATACAAAAGAAAGGGGGCTGTCAAGCCCCCTGTGCTACTTTCTTATTTCAAGAACTGAGTTATCGGCTCTTCAGTTTTTCTTGAATGCTGACCAGCTCGCGGTACCGGGATTGAATCTTCTCGGAGGAAGGCCCCTTCCAGTAGTCGGAGTTGCGGTCGCCCATCATCTTCTGGATGCTGGACATTTCAGCTTCTACCGTTGCTGCCGCTGTGCTACCCGAGGTCGGCACTACGGTAGCCGTCGGGTTGATTTCACGCGCGGTAGACGCCAGCCAACGCAGCACTGCGGGGTTGCTCCCCAAAGGAGAGCCATCTGCTAGGCGTGCGCCGAGCATGTTGTCCTTGACGCCTTGCGGTGCCGTGTCGAGCATGGAGTTGATAAGATTGAAGTTCAGCTTGTACTCACTGCCCCACTCTTTGCGCATCTCTTCAGCGGTCGCCGCGGCGGTCTGCTGGTCCGCTTGCTTCAGCGCAGCAATCTGCTCGTCTTGGTTTTGGTAGTACCAATCGAGGACCTTACTCACTTGGTCGGACTTCAGATTCGCGTCAAGCGCTTTATTCAGGAATGCGTCGACGTGTGGCTTGTCATCATCCCCGATGACGAGACCGTTGGATAACTTCACGTCGTACTCGTCCACTTTAGAGGGGATGCCATTCTCGGTGCGCCACTCTGCGAGTTGCTCCGGGGTAGCTTTCTCAGGGAGGGGTTGCTTCACTGTGCCAGACGCAATCTTGTTCTGTGCAGCTACCAAAGCGTCTAGCGCGGCCTCGACGGATGAATACCGAGCCAATCGCTTCTCCAACTTCTCGTCGCCTTTGGCGTACTGTGTGCGCAGGGATGCCCAGTCGGCAGGCGGAGTGCTTTCTGGCGCGGCGGGCGTTGACTCCACTGCTGGCGTAGCAGGAGCGGGCGTTGGCTCCACTGCTGGCGTAGCAGGAGCTGGCGTTGGCTCCACTGCGGGTGCTGGGTTGGGATTCGCTGCGGGGGTTACTGGTGCTGCTGGTGACGTGCCTGCTTGAGGGGTGGCGTCTTGGGTCATGCTATCTCCTTAGTGGTGGGTGGGTGCTACGCTTTCTCCGCGAGGGCGGAAAGTTTGATTTTCAACATCTTGACTACGTTGAGCCCAACAAAGCGGCGGCCCGAAGTGAACGCATGCTCGCGAGGGTCGGGTCGATACTCGAGGTCGTATGTCCCGCAGGCTTTCTCGACTAGCCAACGGAGCGCGCGCTGTTGCTGTGCTGCGTCGGCTTCGCCTCTCTCGAGCGCTTGGAACGCCGCCGCGTCTGACTGCTCCCACTCAGGGGGCGTTGCTGCTTCAGGATATTTTATTGCCATCGCTTATAGGCTCGCTGTAGGTTGACCCATCGCCGCCGGGGTGCCGGCTGCGTCGCTTAGCGTCTTCGCCACATCCGCGCCTTGTTGCATAGACGCCAACAGTTGTTGCTGTTGTAGCATCGCTGCGCGTTTCTTGGCGATCTCGTCCACTGCGTCCTTAGTGCGCGTCCAAGCTGCGGGTACACCGACGGCGCCGAGTACGTCGCGGAGCGCCACGTTGACGTCCACCAAGTCGACTACGTTCTGGTCGATTGCCGCTGCGCCAGATAGCATCTGCTGGGCTTCGAGGAAGCGCTGCCCCTTCTCGCGTTCTACTGCGTCGTGCAGTGGAGACTCGAACTGGAATGTAATTTCTTGGCCTCGTAGCTGTTCTGGTACGCTCTCCGGCGCGCCGAACTTGCCAAGCTGCATCATCACCTCAAAGGTCGCTTCACATAGGGGGGCGTTGTACTCCTCCTCCAGTGGCGCGAACAAAGGCATCGCGTGGCGGATGTACTCTTGCACGCGCTGCCCTACCTCGTATGCAGTCATGTCTTGCCCCGGTTGTGGCAGTGACAACTTGTTCAGGAAGAATGCTTCAGCAATCATGCCGCGTGTACTCACGGCCATGTCTAACCCGAGAGGCATGCCCGACTTGTCGCTTGCCATCGGTCGTAGCACTTCCCCTAAGCGCTCGTCGTAGTCCGCGTCGACCCAAGTGATGCCCCCAGCAAAGATAGACACATCTGAGCGGATGGCTTCTTGCACGGCAATCATCGGTGGGTTAGTCGCCTTTTCGCCAGCCTCGAGCAATACGCGCGTCATATCTTGCAGCATACGCGCATCCGGGAGCGCTGCGATTGTGGCGGGGGAGTAAGCGTACTGCGAACCGGATGCAGTGCTCCAGCGTGGAATCAGGTACTCCTGCACCTGCGAGGGAGCCTCTTCTAAGATGGTTTTGTTGTCCACATCGTAGTAAATGCTGACATAGGGTGTCTTCACTTTACCCAAGGAACCCGCGTACTGGTCGGCGGGAATAATGCAGTGGCGCACGTTGACTTCTTTGTAGGGCTCTTTGCTTGCTGCGGTCTTCACCGACGCGTGCGCAGTCTTAGGGAACAGCGCCGCGAGTTCGCGCGCGAAGGGCCTCCAACGGCGGTGCACCGCGTCGGCTCGGCCCTCGCCATTCTCACTCCACGCTACATCGCGAAGATGCCAGCAGCGGTACAGCACGCTACTTGCGTCACGATTGCGTGACACTTGTAGAGCAGCTTGGCCAAAGGTGGCGAAGTCGTGGTCACCTTCTTTGGTGGCGCGAGAGAACTGGGTGTGGCGGTCCGCCATCGTGCGGCGCATTTTAGCCGTCGCTGCTTCGAGCCATGCCTTAGCGTCTGCGTCGAGCTGGTCGTAGTTAGGTGTTCGGATATGGAACCACGCCTTAGACGAGGGGCGCAGCATAGAGCCTATCGCGTTTCCGAGGTCGCGGCGTGCGATTACGGGGTAACTGGTGGTCAGCTCCGCGCCAAACTCCTCTCCGACTCCGGGTTCGTTCGTGAAGTTTGCACGCTCGGGGTAGAAGTTCTGCGCGATGTTCTGCCACAGCGAAAGCACCGCAGTGCGCTTATCGAAGAGCTGCCCGGACTGCTCGATGAGTTGGTCGATGTACGCCATGGTTAGCCGTTACCTAAGCCTGCGCCGCCGAGGAATGTGCCCGCACGGCCAGCGCCGCTAGCCTTCAACGCCGCGAGGCGGCGTGCACGAGCGATAGCTTCTGCGTCCATCTGGGGCATTGCTTCTTGCGGAGCTGCTGCGGGGGCGGGGGCGGGGCCACCACTGAAAGGGTTCAACTTCTTCTTCCAGTCGCGGGGGATGCCTAGTTCATCCCCAATCTGCGCACCCACCTTGTCGAGCTCTCCTTGTTGCCACGAGAAATAAGGTTTAGCGATGTCATTCCACATCCCTTTAGTAAGGTCCGCGAGGCCGCTTCCTATCTGCTTAACTTCTTTTGCCATGCTTATCTCCCAGCTTTACGCCCCATGACTACTTGGGGCTTACGACCCGCTGACGCGTTCCACCCTCCGGGCGTGTTGGCTTGCTTGATACCATCCCACCAAGCCATCACTATCGCGTCGCCTTTGTCCGTTGACCTGCCAATCCTATCACAAACTTTATCTTTTGCTTCGATTTTTATGCCGTTGGGTCCGACCTCGTATGTCGGGGCACACAGGTCGGCCACCAGTTCCGCGTCGTTGGGCAGCGCAATAGGCGACCCTTGTGGCTGCGAGGGGTCCAGTGCTTCGCGGAATCTCCAGTAGGCTTCAGTACGTGTGTTGAAGAACTTTAGCTGGCCATC